GGACTTCAGCAGCAGGTCGGCCGGGATCTCCAGCGCAGCGCCCACCTGCTCGCAGATGGCACGCATGAAGGCGTCGAAGCCGGACGCGGGCCGCTTAGGATCTGCGAAGGTGACGTCCTCGCCGGGCTCCATGATGTTGATCTGGCCGGGGCCCATCTCGTACTCGTTGGGGTCGCGGCTGACCTCCGGCAGCGAGCTCCCCACCTCATTGAAGGGGTTGTCGCCGGCGCCGGCTTCGGTCTTGATGAAGGCCGTGAAGAACGACTCGACCACGGCAGCGGTCAGCTCGCTCTCGGTATAGCGACGGAGCTGGAGCAGCGGCTCAATGGCCTGCGCCAGATAGCTGACGCCGCGGTACTGATCCGGGCGCTCACTCTCCATGATGTGCAGAATATTCGGGAGGCCGGTGCGCTCCCCGTATGCCTTCACGCGGGCCCATTTGGTCGACGCTGCGCCGAGCTCGAGGGGGTAGGTGCTGCGGATGTGGTACGCCTCGATCATGCCGTCGGCATTGACCTCGACGCCGTCGAAGATAGTGTTGCCGTTGGCGGCCTTGCCAGTGGTCAGCAGCGGCAGCGTGACGATGCCGGAGTCGGTCGGGGTTGCCACGCGGTCAGCCTCGACGAGGTGGATGCGCAGCGAGTAGGGCATGAGGTCGGTCGGCTCGTACTGCTTCACGACGGCAAAGACGTCGCCGCTGACCAGCCATGAGGCGAGGGCGAGCTGCTGCATGGCGTAGAAGTTGTTCACGCCGGTGGCGTCGCAGGCCGCTTTCCTGTTGGCCCACAGAGAGAACTCCCGCTCGGTCTTGGCCTGCCATGCGTCCGCAGCGGCCTGATCCATGCCGAGCACCTCGCGGTCGATCCTGCTCTTGAGCTGAAGGCCGACGCCGATGACGTTGGTGCGGTTGGTCTTGACGGCCGAGGTGGCGATCGGGGCGGCCATGTAGAGCATCCTCGAGCGCTGCCGCAGCGTCCCGTTGTGGGCGTCGATGTCCTCCTTCGGGCTGCCGCTCATGGCGTTGAAGCCCTTGGTCGCCTTCTTGTGCCAGCTCGCGCCGGCGTCGCCGTAGCCCTTATTCACAGGGCGCGGCCGCTGCCCGCCTTGAGGGCGGCTTCTCTTTTTCCTTTTGCTGATGGTGCTCACCTCCTTTCAGGAAGATGGCGAGCCTCGGGAGTAAAGGAGCGAAAACTCCCGGCGGCTCACCTATGAAAAAAGCCCCCGGGAGGAGCTTCTTTCCGTGTTTACCAGTCCCGAGGGACGACGCCGATGGCCTTGCGGGGGCGCTGACCGTTCAGCGCTCCCTCGAGGGCAGCGATCTCGTCCTCGAGCTGTTTGATGGCGGCCCGGATCGTGCCGAGGTCGGTGTTGTAGCGGGCCAGATTGCGGGAGCCGATGCCGTAGCTCTGGACGCCTCCGTCCAGCATCTCAGCCTCCCGCTTCAGGTATAGGGCGAGCCGATCCCGCTTTGCGGTCAGCTCGATCTCGATGGTCTTGCGTGTTTTCATGGTCTTTCCTCCTTACCAGTCGTCGAAGGCGCTGGCCGCCTTGCTTCGTCGTGTGCGTGCCCTCGGCTGCGGCTGCGGCCGCTTTTCCTCGAGGCCCTTGAGCCTGCGCTCGACCGCGTCCATGTCGGGGTTGATGATCTTCAGGCCGGCCATCGCGTAGTCGCGGCAGTCGAGGGGCTCGTTGCGGGTGTGTCCGGGGATCTTCACCCACGCCCACTGGTCGCCGCGCTTGGTGCGGGTGAGCTCCAGCTTTTCGCTGAGCAGGCCGTTGAAGTAGTGCAGATCGTAGCCGGCGTCCGGGTGCCGGTTGAAATGGCAGAAGCCCGGGCCGGGCTCCTGTACTTTGATATTTGCCATGATGGCAGCCTTGCCGGCGTCGACGCCGATGGTGTAGAGCCAGCAGGTGATCTTCTTATTGTCGCGGATGGCTACCTTGGAGGGCGGCGAGACGAAGGGGATCCCGTCGCCGCCCTTGCCCTTGATGGCAAAGACGCGCTTGCCCTGCCGGGCCCGGCAGGCTTCATAGACCTCTTGCGTGAAGTGGCCGCCGGAGTCGACGCAGGTGATGGAGATCTTCAGGCCGCGCCCGCTCTTGAAGGTGTAGACGTGGTCGATGACGTCGTCGAGCCGCTGCCAGACCTCTGCGGTGTCCGGCCGGCCCATGATGACGCCCTTGACGATGCCCCACGTCTCGCCATAGTGGCCGTGACCGACCACCTCGTACTCGAGGCGATTGTCCTGCGTGTCGACGCCGCAGGTGAGCACCAGCACGCCGTCGGGCAGCTCCACGGGGGCGCCGTCCTGCCGGGTGCCGTAATCCTCGCGCCGGGCGAGCATGGTGTCCTCGTCGGCGAGGTCGCCGCGATCTTCCCATAGCTGGCCGAGCAGGGTGTTGTAGACGACCTTGAGACGCTGCGGGTCATCCTTGGCCTCGAGGAACTTGAGGACGATCTTGCTCCACGGCGTCCACGGGCTCGAGAAGGCATTGAGCCAGAAGGAGCGCACGCCCTTCGCGTAGGCGTCGGGGTTGTCGGCGATCCACTTGGCCGGCTGCCGGCGCATGACCTCCTCGGGGATCAGGCAGCCGCAGGCAGGGCAGATCCACGAGACGCCGCCCTTCAGCTTCCACGACTTTTTGCCGCGGATCCTCTTGGCCTCCGGCTCGAAGCGGATGTCGTCGAAGTTGATCTCGTTGTGCTCACCGCACTCAGGGCAGCGGTGGCACCAGCGCTCCTGCGTGCCTTCGCTGAAGCTGGTCTCGATGTTGCTGGCGCCCTTGATGGTCGGTGTCGATACCTCGACCGCCTTGGCGTTGTAGAAGGTGGCCTGACGGGCCTCGGCCAGCGCCCACGGGTCGCCCTCAGTGCCGGCGCTCGCAGCCCATCGGTCGCGCTCGTCGCCGATGATATAGCGGGCCGGCGTGGAGGCCAGCGCCGAGGCGCTGTTGGAGCCGGTCAGGGTGAGCATACCGCCCGGGAAAGACTTCTGGAGGATGGTGTTGCCGCTGTCCTTTGCCTTGACGTCGCTGACCTTCGCCTTCAGGCGCTTGCTGTCGCGGATCATAGGGGCGACGCGCAGGCGGCTGAACTTCCTCGCGTCGTCGATCGTGGGGTGGACGTAGAGGATGCTGCCGGGGTCTTGGTCGATAATGTAGCCGATGATGTTGAGCTCGAGCTCAGATTTACCGACCTGTGACGCTGCGACCATGACGATCTTGCGCACCTTCGGATCCGTGAAGGCCCTCATGGGCTCCTCGAGGTACGGGGTGCGCTTGGTGCGCCACGGGCCGGCCTCGGCCGAGCTTTCTGGCGAGAGGCGGCGGTATCTGTCAGCCCACTCGTCCACGGTCAGGCTCTCAGGCGGCCTGAAGTTTTTCAGGGCTCCCGAGATCGCTGCGTTCAGTCTGGCGGCGGCCTTTTTAGTCGTCCTCGCCATCGGAGATCTCGCTCCAGCCTTCCCGATCCCTTACCCGCCGCGCATATTCCTCGGGATCGTATTTATAGCCGGCCAGCTCCTCGAGGATCTTGTAGACCTCGGCCCGGATGATCTCGGACGTCTCTGCGGCCGAGCTGGCGGTCGTGACGTCGACGGCCAGACGCCCGGGCAGGGCCATGAGCATCGAGCGGATCGTGTAGACGATGTCGGTCATGACTGCCTCGACGTCCTCGCTGCGGTGCATCTTGCCCTCGAGCTCCTTGAGCTGGAGCGCGGCCATGTCTGCTTTGCTGCGCTTTAGGTCGGCCTCAGCCTCCAGCTTCCTGCCCTCGATCTCGACGTCCTTCTTTGAGGGCTCGCGGCCGTTGGCCTTCTCCGTCAGGTATCTGATGTACTTCTGGATCGTGGCGAGCAGGTCGTAGCGGTTGGCGTTGCCCTGCTTGGTGGCGTTGATGATGCCCTCCTGCGTGAGCTGCTGCACCCGGCGGGTAGTCACGCCGAACAGGGCCGCGATGGTCTTACTGTCGACGAGCTTGGCGCCGGGGGTGTTGTTGGTGTTCGGCATGGCCTTCCTCCTTTCTGGTGTGCTGCTGAGCGAAACGAAACGGCCCGAAAAAACTTTTTCCAGTCTGCGCGTTTTTTGGGCTCGCCAGCACCGCAGGGGTTAGGGGTGCGTCACAGTACCTTCGGCGGCTGTGGAGGGCCGTGGTAGGGGCTGTGTGGCCGCCTGCGGCGCGTTCTGGCGCGTGGTGGTGTTGGGCGTCGGCTGGCGCGGGGCGTGGGCTGTGTGGCCTTGTGGTGGCCGCCGTGGGGCTATTTCCCGAGGGCCCTGCTGAGGTAGTGGTCGAGGCGCTTGGAGGTCTCGGTTGTGAGCTTGGTCATGATGGCCTCATGTGTGCGCTCACTCGTTACCATCTGAGGGACTGAGATGGTGGTGAACTTCTCGATGTTGGTGCGGACAGGGCTCATGCGCTGGAAGGGGATCCAGTTGGTGCCGTCCGCTTTGGCGTTGCCTGTCCCCATGAGGATATTGTGCGAGCGCTTGGAGAAGGGGCCGCCCGGGGTGCGGGTGTTCTTATAGCGGCCGATGACCTGCTTCTTCCCCTTGATGACCTGCATCTTCAGGGTGTAGCTCTTGCCCTGTGGCGGGGCCTTCGGTGTCATACCGAAGTGGACGGGGGTGAGCAGCCTGCCCTCATAGGTGAAGGCCAGCTCCTCGAAGGTCTCGCCCCTGACCCGGATGGTGCCGGCCATCTTCTTCGGCTTACCATTGGAGGGGGTGATCTCGCCCTTCTTTATGTTGTAGACCTGCACGACCTCGCTGGCGATCCAGCCCGGCGCTCTGGCCTTGACGTCCTTCAAGGTGTTGGTGATCGCCTTCTTCCCGGCGCCCTCGATGGCCTTGACGTCGGCGAGGAGCTGCTGGAAGTTTTCGATCTGCATGGAGATTGTGCTGCGCGGCACGGGCTTCGCCTCCTTTCTCAGGGCATGGAAAAGCCGCCGGGCGCTGTGTGCGCTCGACGGCTCGGGTGCCTTGCGGCTTTTATGGGGTTGTGATTTGGTCGACCTCCGGGCGTTGCTCCCGTGTTGGTCGGGTGTCCGGCGGTCTTTTGCAGGATATAGAATAACACAGGTTGCG